GCTTGTTCCTTTATCTCCCTTGCGCTTCTTAGCTTTAGGGCCTTTTTCTTCGGCAGCATCTACAGATGCAACTGAATCGGCTTCAGCATTCTTTGGATCGTGAGCTTCTTCGATATCCTCGTCGAGCTCTACATCCTGGTCTTCTATTTGATCAGTCATGTTTGACTCCTTTATTAAGATTGTTTCAATAACGAGAGGAAATTTTTAAACTCACGTACCTGTGTCTCATACAAATCTGTACGAGAAGCACGCTTAATTTCAGTCTCTATTTTTTCAATTTCTCGAGCTTCAATGATTCCATTATTCCAGATCCAATCAACACCTTCCATTATTCCATTAACAAAAGCATTTGGTGCTGATGGGTCTTGTACGATATCAACCGTATTAAGCATAAAGTCATCTTTGACGTACATAGTACCGTTACGTTGCTCAAGGCTACCCATACCACGAGTTGAGACACCTAGTTGAACACCACCTTCAAGCAAACCTTTTACGATATTACCCATTGGAGTATCCAATATACGCGCCTTCCCCATAACATCATTTCCCTTAAAATTAAGTTCTGTGATTTTATGAGATACTTTATCCAAGTTAACAGTAGGTCCTTCAGGGTGATTTAATTCACCAACCGCTCTGTCCTTGGAAACTTGTTCAGAAACATATTTATTGACAGCAGCTTCCATTACTGCTTTGGGATAAATACGTCCGTTTCTATTCTTTGATTCAGCCTGCATGAAAACACCTTCAATCACATGTGACTTTGAACCGTCTTCTTTCTTTTCGACGACGCATTGTACATCGGTCTCAGTGTATTCTGTAATTAGCTTCATCTTTTAACCTTTAGCCTGTTTAATAAATTCTTTACCCATTTTTTCAGCCTCTCCTTGAGAGCGATAAGAATCTAACTTTTCGTTATCTATATAGGTAGTAAACATACCTTTTTCTTTATGTATCATTAAAACAGCGCCATTTATCTTTTTGTCGTAAACATGCTTACCAGGAGGCATCCCAGTTGCTTTTTTTTCTCTTAACTGTTTAAATGTTTTCATATTTATTCTTCTTTAACTGTTATTTATACTTTTTAAAAATTCAATAATTTAGTTAAACTGGAACACCTTCGACATCGTCCATATCTAATTCGTCGATAGCAGCTTCAATATCTTCATCATCAGGATCCTCTTCTCCGTCATCAATATATTCAGCATCTTCTTCGCTTTCATCTTCATCGTAGACAGCTCTTGCAACAGCTACTTTCTCTTGCTCTAAAGAATCTTGGATTTTATTATTCATAATATCCGCAAATGTAACACCAGCTTTTGCAAAATCTTGGTCACTTACATTGTTAATTAAATCTTCAATTTCCATCTTCTTCTCCATTATTATCTTGAGGCCCATCAGGCTCTTCAGTTGGTTCCATATCTTTTATTTGATCAGTCATATTTTGTATATCATCATCATCGAACTGTAAAACGTTTTTCATCACCCATTCTTTTGAGAAGTACTCTCCTACATACTGCTGCATGTTATCTAAAGTTTGCAGTCTATTTTGTAGCAGTTCTGCATCCTTTAGCTCAGAGAAATGATTGTCTCTCTTATAGTCTACAACAATATCGTTTTTCCAGCTATCCCAATCTTCATCTACAATAATACCTTTCATAACTAGCTGCTTTTAAGAATATCAGTAAACAAAGTAGAAAATCTATTGCGAAGTCTATCTATAAACTTTTGAAACTTTATTTCGTCTCTGTTTATTTCAGTAGATCTTCCAAGAGAAAACTGCGATTCTTGCTCTAGTCTATTAATAGGTACGTTTAACGATCTATATAATCTTTTTTGGAAGTAGACAATATCGTCTATTTGTCCAAGATTTTCACCGCCTGGAAGTGTAGAGATTTCTGTTCCACGGCCACCTTCTCGACGAGGGAGCCAAAAATCTTCAAGCATCGACATATGTTTGCGATCATCTCTAATTGCTCCTGTATTAGCATCATATACAAGCTTGTTACGATAGCGAGCCATGATATCTTTCATATATGTTTCAGCTTTACCTCTTGGCAAGTTACCAACATCAATGTAAAAAATTCTACGCTCTGGCGCTCTAGCTAGTCTGTATATGACTAACGAGTCTTCCATCATGCGCAACTGGTTAATTGGCTTTAGTGCTTTATGTAGGTGTGATACTACTCTTTTGCGATCAACATCTAATAAACCGGAAGTAACATAGCTTACGGAATCATTAGATAGTTTAACACCCTGGTTTGTTCCGCCTGGCTTTTCTTGATATATGTAGAATTCGTTTACGTTTTCAACAACAGAAGCTCCGCTAACAGGATCTTTTTTCTTTTTTATTTCTTTTACTTTACGAATTTTAGTAGCATCAATATTACGGATTTCTTGAATTCCGCTCTTTAAATTCTTTTCATCAACTACTAAATGATGGTAAACTCTACCGTCTATATACCATCTTCTAAAAATGTCATGACCTAGATTGGTAAAATCCAGCATAGAGCATATGTTTTCAAATTCTTCTTGAATCTGTTTTTTTACACTATCGCTTGTTTTAACTTTATCTAATACAAGACCTACTGGAGATTCATTTTCGTTTGATGTAATCGATTCGTTAATAATATCTTCGATCGCAGCATCTACCTCTGGGTGTATCGATACTGCTCGGTATTGTCTTACACTTTGTAAATTATCTTTTACAAAATTATCATCACCAATGTTTACGTAAGTGCCATAATGTGCACCTGCAGCCGTGACATAGCCTGCACCGTCTTGATCTGTCGGCGGTACAATAGATTGCAGCTTTTCACCTGCCTTATCCTGCTTCCGCTTAATTTCAAAACCAAATAATGTTATACCTGTATCAGCCATATTACTTTCCAATATTAAATTTAGGAGGGCATCTCTGCCCTCCCACTATTTATATCTACTTAAGAAGTAGTATTTGATTCCCAGTACTGTACCTGGAACTCCACTGTAAATCTTTCGATTTCATTTTCAGAAGCATAGCTTAAATCAATTGCTGAAATAGCAGTTGGAAAACAGCTTCTAAAGTTATAAGTCTTTAGAACCAAACCTTCTCTATCGAGTTGATCCACTACTAGATCAGCTTCGTAGTCGACTGGGTTCGTAAGACCAGTGTTATTGGAATGAGCATTTCGATAACACTTACTGTTGATGCAGGCAACTGTGCTGCCTCGCATAAAAATGATGTTAATTCCACATCGCCATTTGCATAGCCTGGGAAATTGATAGTAGCTTTAAAGAGATTTGGACGTGCGCCGCCACCTCTTAATTTTGCCTTAAAATCATCAACGCCTAATATTGCCATTTTTTATCTCCTTTATACCGAAAGTCCGGCGACTTCTTCGAAGTCAACACCAGATCTTACAGCTACAAAGTTAAGAGTAATGTAGTTGATTGACCGAGCTGGCTTAATGAAGATATTCGCAATAAATTCATTTCTATCTATAATAGCTGCTGTGTTATTAGTTTCATCGCATACTACTCTAAAATCTGTAATGCCTCTCCGGCCTTTGATTTCTCTCAGGAACGGTTCAACTATATTAACAAATTCTGCTCTTGTAAACTCATCATTCAATTCGAACAATGTGTTTCTTGCTGCCAACGCTATCGCTCTTTCTACAACATTAAACAATCTTCTTACATTGATTCTATCAAATGCTGAAGGTCTGTTCATGTGAGTTTTATCGCCGTAAAGCAAAATACCTTGACCAGGTAGATTAGCAATGGGATTAACTCCAGCTTTATAAAGAGTATCTCTTTGGCTTTTCGTTGGAGTATATGCCAAGCTTGTTACACCCAGGTATCCACCTCTTCTAGAACCTGCGGGAGAAAACCATGGAGCTGAGTTAGCATCAGAAGCTGCCATGATACCTGCAGTTGAAGATGCGGCTGGAATCCAAGAATATACGTCATTATACTTATCGTATACTTTCAACCAGTTATTATCCATAAACTGATAAGATGTATATGCAAAATTGTTTGCCTCACCATTTGTTTTAGATACTGGATCGGATTGACCTATAACGCTATTATATGCAGGAGAATTAACTACAACACAATCTTTACGGGTCGAGCTTGCGGTAGTAATAAGACTATCTACAATAGTTTTGTTATCAGCGCTGTCAGTCGAGCCTGGCGCAACTAAAAAATCTACCTGAACTGTATCTTTATCACTAAAGAGGTCATATCCAGTTATGTAATTTGCCGCGGTTGGACTACTGTCTCCGTCTGAACCTTTCGAAAGAGTTGCAGAATCAGTTTGTCCGATATTAGAGCTATCCACCCAAACCCAATTTGATGCTCTGTTAATAACGGTAGCTATACTCTTCGATGATCCATCTGCACTAACAGCACTATCTGAAGTAGAAAGATATTCGTATTTTTCTAAAACAGTACCAGTAGTTCCAGTAATAGTTCCGTCAGCATCCATCACAAGAATATGTCTTTCGTTTCCTGCGGGTGCATCATCAAAATTCGATTTATAAGCAGCAGGCCAGGTGCCCCAAGCGCCCGAATCTGCATATGCTATTTTAATAGAATTTCCAAGACCTCCAGGATATCTAGCTACAAACTTACGATTAATATTAGTAGTGTCTATATT